TATAAGGGGACAAGATGAAAAAATACGACACACAAGGAAAAGAAGATATGGCAAATGTATTTCTTGTACTGAGTGTAATGTTAGCACTTGCAGGATTTGCCATTGCAATGTCGTTATGATTAAAAAATAGGCAGTGTTTTCAATGGTATACATGTAACTGATTAAAAAGTAGGCAGTCGATTGTTTAAAAGTTAAGCAGTTTTAGTGTTTACAAAATCAGAAATCGTGTTATACTTCCTTTGGTACCCCTGCTGGGAGGCACACCACTGAGAAAGTGAAATTAAATATACTCTTTTGAGTGTTCTAAGGAGAAGGTAATGAAATATGAAAAAAACTATTTTACAGTATACGCATATAAATTTAAAGATAGACCTGATTGCGGATGGAAGCCTTATCATGAGATGCTAACAGAAGAAAAAGCAAGAGAAGTATTCAAACACCTGCACTATATGAAAATAGCTGAAATACCTCCTAAAGACATCCCTATCTATAGAGAAACCACTATAGCGGCCGCTCCTCCTTCCCATTAGTTTTATGATACAATAACAGCATGGAAAAGAAACTCAACCCAAAACAAGAAGCTTTTTGCAGTGAATTCCCTATAGACCACAACGGAACACAAGCAGCAATAAGGGCAGGGTACAGCAAAAAGACGGCAAATGTTAAAGCCGCTCAATTATTAGCATTAGTTAACATTCAGGAAAGAATACAACATTATGCAGACAAAGCACTAAAAAGAAACGATATAACAGTAGATAGAATACTTCAAGAGATAGCGAATATTGCGTTTATAGATCCTCAAGAGTTTTTCACTGAATACGGAACACTAAGAAATATTCATTCAATGGAAGAGTCAGCGAGACGAGCAATATCACAAATAACAGTAAAAGAAGAAAGAATAGGCAGTGGTGACAATCAAGAGGTATATGAAATTAAAACTATCAAACCAAATGATAAATTAAGAGCACTAGAGCTTTTAGGTAAATATAAAAAGTTGTTTACTGACAAAATAGAGCATACTGGAGAAGGTGGCGGGCCTATAAAAACAGAAAACAAATGGACGCTAGAATTCAAGGACGCAAAAGATGAATCTTGATTTTGACCAAATGGCAAAAGAAGAAATATTTGAAGCCATCAAAAACTCAGTAAATGCGGCAGGCATCTCACTATCGATAGTAAACAAAGATGGCAGCATAACAAGAATGCATGACTATAAAGATAGTGCCGCTGCATTTGCGCTTATGGGTACAATGAATTTGGCTGTGCGGCTAATAGAGAAAGAACAGACCGATCACTTCGAAAATGAAGAAGAATGAGCACTCTCCAAATACCATCTAAACTTAAACCATTTCTTACAAAAAAGAAACGCTTTAAAATAGCAATAGGTGGAAGAGGATCTGCAAAGTCCACATCATTCGCTAATGTATTCCTTATGAAGACCGAAACAGAAGCAGCAGACGTTCTATGTCTCCGAGAGTTTCAAAACTCCATTGATGACTCCGTACATAAACTTATGAAGAAGCAGATTGACAAGCTAGGTATAAATGATCGCTTTATGTCTACAGATAAAAAAATAGAATGTATTTCAAATGGTGCGGGAACAAGATATAAGGGAGCCTCTAGGAACTCAGGAGCTATCAAGTCAGCAGAAGGATATAAATACGCATGGTTTGAAGAAGCTCAGACAATAAGCGAAAATACACTTGAGGTGCTTCTTCCTACAATAAGAGAGGAAGGATCTGAATTGTGGTTCTCCGCCAATCCTATGAGCGCTAATGATCCATTTTCCAAGAGGTTTATAGTTCCATATTTACAAGAGCTTGAACAGAATGGATATTATGAAGATGACTTACATATTATCATCGTAATCAACTGGAGAGATAACCCCTGGTTTCCCGTTGAACTAGAAGAGGACCGCAAATGGGACTTCGAGAATCTATCGAGAGCAAAGTATGATCACATATGGGAAGGAAAGTTTGACGACTCCATAGACAAAGCAATCATACAGGCGGAATGGTTTGACGCTGCAATAGACGCTCATAAAAAACTAGGCATCAAGCCAAGCGGTGTTGAAGTAGTGGCACATGATCCATCAGATGAGGGAGAAGATGCCAAAGGCATAGCATACAGACACGGTATTGTGATAATGGATGCAGACGCAAAAGAGACAGGCGATATCAATGAGGGCGGAGATTGGGCGGCAGATCATGCGATTATGAGAAAAGCCGATGTGTTTACATGGGATTGTGACGGAATGGGTATCGGACTTAATAGACAATTTGAAAATACTATTGCGGTTAAAAAGATTGATCTTGCAATATATAAAGGCTCGGAAGCACCACGAAACCCTAAAGCCACCTTTGAAGAGATCAACGGCAAACGCAAAACAAACGAAGAAGTATTTTTAAATAAACGTGCTCAAGCATACTGGCTATTAAGAGAAAGGTTCCGCAAAACATATCTTGCAGTAACGAAAGGCGAGTATCAAAACCCAGATGATTTAATATCTATTAACAGTAATATTGAGAAGATAAATGCAGTCAGGTCCGAACTATGCCGAATACCAACAGTTGACAATGGAGCAGGAAAGATTCAGATAATGTCAAAAAAAGAGATGAAGAAAAATAAAATACCATCTCCAAACATGGCTGACTCAATCGTAATGGCAATGTATTATGAACATGTTATAATAAAAAAGAAAAAAATTCATGTCAATCCAACACCAATTAAGAACCACTGGAGATAAAGATGGAAAACTACGAAGAAAACAATGAAGAAAAAAACGAGAACACTGCACTTGTTGGAATACACGACGAAGCCTTACAGCACTTTAATAATGTACAATCTGCATTAAGAGATGAAAGAAAACAATGCTTAGAAGATAGACGCTTTTACTCTATTGCTGGTGCTCAATGGGAAGGAAGGTTAGGCGAACAATTTGAGAACAGACCACGCCTTGAAGTTAATAAGATACATTTATCTGTAATCAGAATAATCAATGAATACAGAAGAAACCGAATCACAGTGGACTTTAAAAGCAAAGACGGTTCTGATATGTCGGCACTATCCGAGACTTGTGACGGACTTTACAGGTCGGATGAGCAAGACAGTGTTGCAGATGAAGCTTATGATAACGGATTTGAAGAAGCGGTTGCAGGGGGAATCGGTGCATGGAGGCTCAGAGCAGACTATGAAAATGAATATGATGATGAGGACGACTACCAACGCGTAAAGATAGAGCCGATATTTGATGCAGATACCTCTGTATATTTTGATCTAAATGCAAAAAGACAAGATAAGTCAGATGCCAAATGGTGTTTTGTTATTACATCTATGACCGTTCAGTCATACAAAGCAGAATTCGGTGATGATCCTGCATCATGGGATAAAACAGTAAGTGATAGAGAATTCGACTGGAATACACAAGATGTTGTCTATGTAGCTGAATATTATAAAATTGAAGAGCATACTGAGAAAATAACAATATTTACTTCTTTGCTAGAAGGCGAAGAGAAGCGAATAAAAGAAAGCGAATTTAAAGAAGATCCAGAGCTCCGATCAAAGATACTGTCACAAGGGTATGCAGAAGACAGGACAAGAAAAGTCAAACGTAAAAAAGTACATAAGTATATTTTGTCAGGCAATAAAATACTCGAAGATTGCGGATGTATTGCGGGCACTGAAATTCCAATCGTTATGGTTTATGGCAAGCGCTGGTTTGTAGATAACATTGAAAGAGCAATGGGTCATGTAAGATTATCCAAAGACCCTCAGCGTCTTAAGAATATGCAACTCTCTAAGCTTGCCGAACTCTCTGCACTATCAAGCACCGAGAAGCCTATTGTGACACCTGAGCAAATAGCAGGACATGAGCAGATGTGGACAGATGATAATATAAAAGAATTTCCTTATTTGCTTCTTAACCCAATAGAGGATGCAGACGGTAACACTATGGCTTCCCCACCGATAGGATATACAAGGAACCCTCAAATCGCGCCTGCCTTAGCAGCATTGCTACAGTTAACAGACCAAGATATGAGAGATATCCTCGGAAACCCAGAAGCGGGCGAAAAAATTGCGGCTAATATCTCGGGTGATGCCATTTCGCAAATACAAGATCGAATCGACATGCAGACTTATATCTATATGTCAAACATGGCTAAAGCAATGAAGCGCTCTGGTGAAATATGGCTCAGTATATCTAAAGATATTTATGTAGAAGAAAACAGAACGATGAAGACTATAAACGAAGCAGGAGATACAAAAAGCGTCATACTCTCACAGGCAGGCATTGGCGAAGATGGAGGGGTTGAGTCAAAAAATGATCTGAGCAAAGCAAAGTTTGAAGTATTCGCAGACGTTGGTCCAGCATCATCTACAAGAAAACAAGCAACAGTTAAAGCATTAACAGAGATGATGAGAGTCGTTACCGATCCACAAGACTTAAAAGTTCTCAGCTCAATGATAATGCTTAACATGGAAGGCGAAGGTGTTGACGACCTAAGAGGCTATTATAGAAACCAGCTAATCAGAATAGGAGCAGTCGAACCAACAGAAGAAGAAGCGCAACAGTTGGCAGCAGAAGCAGCAAACGCAAAACCTTCAGCAGAGGAGAACTTCTTAAACGCAGAAGCAACCAAGTCAGAAGCACAAGCACAAAAAGCTCATGCCGATATAGTGCTGAATGTAGCCAAAACGGAAGAGACACAAGCCAAAACCGTCGAGATTTTAGCGGGAGTTGATAGAGATGACAGAGAGCAGTTGATGGAATCGGTAGAGAAGATTAATCAAGCAGTGAAAGAAGGACAGACACAAGAGAGCATCAATGCTGAATGATTTCAAATGCAAAAACACAAAATGCAAGCACAATAATAAACTAATCAAAGACATACTGCACAAAAGCAATGAAAACCCGAAGTGTGCAGTATGTGATAGAGAGATGATTAAGGTTTGGAGTGGCGGAGTTGCTATTAGAACAGGGGATGGGAGTAAGTAATCTCACAGGTAAAAGTTTACTCGTGAGAATTTATAATCTTTTTTAATCAGTTTAAGTAAAAGTTTCGCTATAATAATCACAGGGCATCCATCCAGCCGAAATAGGATGAGTTTAATACAAGGTCGAAAAAAATGGCAGACAACGAAGAGAACAACGAACAGGCACCACAAAAACCAACCGAAAACGAAGAGGTTAAGACGGAAAATACCGAAGAAACCAAAACGGAAGAAGTTGCTCAAGATGATGGTGAATTAGTAGTTTCAATCGGAGATGAGGAATCGCCACCTCAAGAGGAAGCGCCCGAATGGGTTAAGGACTTACGAAAATCACACCGCGACACGCAGAAAGAAAACAGAGAACTCAAAAAGAAGCTTGAATCAACGGAGCAGAAAAAGACGGTGACACTCCCGCCAAAGCCAGAGCTTGAGAGCTTTGATTATGATACCGAGAAATACGGTAAAAGTCTTGATGAGTGGTATGAAATAAAACGTAAGGTCGATGATGAGAGTAGAAAAGTAGAACAAGACGCAAAGTCGCAGACAGATCAATGGAATAATACATTAACAAGTTACGGCAAAGCTAAAGATGATCTCGGAGCAAAAGACTATGAAGAGGCAGAAGATGTTGTCCAAGCGACATTATCTGAAACTCAACAAGGTATGATCCTTCAAGGAGCATCAAATCCTGCATTACTTGTGTATGCTCTCGGAAAGAACCCTAAAAAAGCGGATGATCTCGCATCTATAAAAGACCCTGTAAAGTTTGCATTTGCAGTTGGACGAATGGAGTCGCAATTGAAAGTAAATAAAAGAACACCACCACCACCTGAAAAAGCAATAACAGGAACGGCAAATAGTTCTGGTACGGTGGACTCAACACTGGAAAAGCTACGCGAAGAAGCTGCTAAAACAGGCGATATGACAAAAGTACACGCCTATAAAAAGAAGCAGAAAGCGTCGTAGTAAAAAATAAAAGGTAAATAAAATGGGAAATAATTTCAATAAAGAAGAAATTGTAGCATTTGAAGAAATGTGCGAGGGCTTTGAAGATGCTCTTGTTCTTTCGAGAAACGTAACTAAATACAATACAGATCAACAAACAATGGAAAGAGCGAATGATACGATTTGGCGACCTATGCCTTATATCGCGCAATCATTCGATGGTTCGGATGCTACATCCAATTTTGGAGACGCAACGCAACTTGCGGTTCCAGCGACAATAGGTTTTCAAAAACACTCTCCTGCGGTGCTCACAGCTAAAGAGCTTCGCGACCTATTGCAAGAAGGAAGACTAGGAAGAGCGGCATCGCAAAAACTAGCATCTGATATTAACTTGTCAATCATGTCAACTGCTGCAAATCAAGGCACAGTGTTCGTTAAAAGATCAGCTGCGGCAAGCGGTTATGATGATGTTGCAGAATGTGACGCGGCATTTAATGAGCTCGGTGTTTCAATGGAAGATAGATATTTGGCTTTAAGTTCAAGAGACTATAACGGCATGGCTGGCGATCTAGCGGCTAGAGAAACAATGACTGGTAAGCCTACAAACGCTTACGAGAGATCATATGTTGGAAATGTAGCAGGATTCATGACTAACAAACTTGATTACGCAAACAGATTGACTCTTGCTGGTGGTTCATCTGTAACTATCAATGGAGCTAATCAATACTACACTCCAGCAGCTACAAGCACAGCATCTACAGGTGAAGTTTCAAACGTAGACAACAGATATCAAAATCTTACTATTACGGTTGGTTCAGGCACTGTTAAAGCTGGTGACGCTTTCACAATTGCGGGAGTTAATGCAGTACATCACATTACAAAAGAAGATACAGGACAGCTTAAGTCTTTCCGTATTATTGATATCGTATCGGGAGCGGGTGGTTCAGGCGTAGTTACAATCAGTCCACCAATTATTTCAAACGGTGGCGGAACAGACGCGGAAGCACAATATCAGAACGTAACGGCAACTCCTGCAAATGGCGCGGCTGTGACATTTCTGAATACGGTAAGCGCATCGGTTAATCCATTCTGGCATAAAGACGCATTAGAGATTCTTCCTGGAAGATTAGCGATTAAAACAGGAGCAGGAATAGACGTCCTTAGAACTACCGTTGAAAACGGAATTGAAGTTGTTATGCAGAAACAAGCAGACATCAACACTCAAAAAACCAAGTATCGTTGGGATGTCCTTTATGGAGTCGTCAACAAACAGCCTGAAATGTCAGGTATCATGATGTTCAGTCAAACATAGGAATGAATGATGGGTAAAATATACACACACGGACAAGTCGAGATCACGGTCTCGGCAACCGAAAAACTTTCAATCGTTAGTGACGATTCTTGTAAGGTTTATCAAAAAGTTGGATATCCAAACCAACCAGACTCTTGGGACCTGCTAGCAACTACGACAGCATCAGAACAATATGTTTCGGCAGCATTTTCCGTAGGCACACTTGTTAGAATTGAAGCAGGCGCAGATGATGTAGAGTATGAAGCAGGCGCACTTGCAGACGTAGGTGCTAAAAGTGGAGCAACTGTTACGGTTGTAGAAGATAGAACAGGAACTATACAAAAAACAGTTCTTACGTTCACAGCTACACCTGTAACGATTACAGATGATGCAGGTGTTGCACAATATGGAAGTACGGGTAAAATCTATGACCTTCCAGATGGTGCAATTAATTTTCTTGGATGTGTAATCGATGGCGATCTTACTCTCGGCACAACAGGAACAATAATTACAACATTTGCAGGTGGCATAGCACTCGGAACGGAGACTGCTACAACAGGAGCGACGCTAACATCAACAGAAGCTGATATCATGGCAGAAGTCGATGTTGCTGCTGCTACTGCATCGGTTGCCGCAACTCCTGCTGCTTCGGTAGCATCGACTTATATTGACGGCACAGGGACAGCAAAAGATGTCTTTTTAAATTTCGTAGTGGACGATGATGCTTCACACACATCGGGAACAGGTACTTTTACAGGTACTGTTACTATGAACTGGATAAACTTAGGCGACGTAGCTTAATACAAAACGAGGGGAGTTATTTCATCCCCTCAATCTAGGATATAATATGCCTTGTAAGTCAAAAAATAGTAAAATTAAGAAGACTAAAAAGAAATCCTCTAAAAAAAGGTAATAAAATGTCAGAAACAAGAATGCTATATAGTTATCCAGGACCACATCAAATCGATGGTGACGGATATGATTATAAAATCGTTGAAGAAGAAGACGTTGAAAAGTATCTCGATGCAGGATATACAAAGACGACCACAGAAGCAAAAGCAAATTATATTGAAGAGTTCGGTGAAGAAGATGAAGCCGAAACAGAATCACAAGATGTTGATATTAATAAACTAAGAGAAGAGATAAGAGCCGAACTAAAAGAAGAGTATTTTGAAAAAGTAGAAATTGAAACAATAGCAGCCACTCCTCTATCAGATGAAGACATACGCTTTAATGCTCTCGTTGTAGTATTAGATGATATCAATGCAGACTCAGTTGAATTTGTCGCAGATCGTCTTGAAATAGAGTACACCAACAAAGAGGACACAATAATCGAGATCAAAATATTCCTTGGAATAGAGAATTAAATGTCCTGGACTAAGCGAGAGTTTGTAAATCAAGCATTTGAAGAAATCGGATTTGCTTACGGCTACGATTTAGACCCTGACCAATTACAAAGCGCACTCAGTAAACTTGACGGCATGATGGCGCAATGGAACGGTAAAGGAATACGTCTGAGTTATCCTCTCCCATCTAGTCCAACAAATAGCACACTTGATCAAGAGACAGAAGTTCCTGACTATGCAAATGAGGCGATTTACCTAAATCTGGCTTTACGAATTGCACCAGGTTTTGGTAAGGTGCCCGCACGCGAATTAAAACAATTTGCAAAACAAGCATACAATGTGCTTTTATCCCGCTCTACTATACCAAGTGAGCGTCAAATCACCGATCTACCCAAAGGAGCAGGGAACAAGCCTTGGAGACTCACAGATGATCCATTTTTGGACCCTGTTACAGACACACTTGATGCTGGACCAGATAGTGAATTAGAATTTTAAAGGATAGACATGTCACAAATCAATAAACTCTCTGCCGTTGACGAAGTCACAGGAAGTGATCTTCTTGCAATATGGCAATCAGCAAATAGTGATACACGCAAAGCTTCGATTAATCAGCTACTCACATTTATGCAGGCTAACATTACATTTCCAGCAGCAGGAAAGGCGGAATATACTAAACAATACAATGCACCAAATGCAACAGGATTTAATGTCCAAGTAACAGATACAGGTGATAACACTTGGTTAATACTGACACCAGACGCGGGATATGCGGCAGGCACGATCACGTTGCCAGCTTTGGCGAATCTTGCAGACGATCAGGAGATTTTAATATTTACAACGCAACAAGTCACAACACTTACAATCGCACTTAATGGTGCAAGCGCAATTAAAGGCGAACCAAATGCATTGGGCGCTGACGATCACTTAAAACTTAAATATGATGCTTTAAATAAAATTTGGTATCGGATAGGATAAAACATGAGACATGAATACGGACCTAATAACTTTTCAGAT